TTATGGGATTTCATCCTAGGAATCCTGCAAATGATGAGGATCAAGCTTTTTTAGTAGAACCTAATGGAGACAGAGAAAGTTTACCTAAATCTGATTTAGAGTACTCAATGATGCTTGTACAAAAGTTCTCGCAATTATATTATGCTTCTGTTAAATTACATAAAATGGGTTATTATAAGTTATGGCCAAAAGACTATTATAATGATGTAGTGAAAAATAGACAAATGTTATATGAACAGCTAAACAAAGGAGCTAAAAAATGATGGGCAAAAAGAAAAATGTTGTAAAAATGCGTGGTGGCGGAATGTTAAAAATGCGTGGTGGCGGAATGGCTAAGAAGAAACAAGTCACAAAAAAGAAAACAAAAAAAACAACGAAAAAGAAAAAATAATTTATGGCTACTTCAGGAACAACAGATTTTAATCTTAATATAGATAGAGTAATTGAACGTGCTTATCGTAGAGCAGGTCGTTCTATGCGTACAGGATATGATCTTGATGCTGCTAGAGATAATTTAAATTTGTTGTTTTCTGAATGGGCTAATAGAGGTTATCAACTTTGGAAAGTAAAAAATACCACTGCTAACTTAACAGCAAGTACATCTCTTTATACAGCACCTAGTGATGCAGATGATATTTTAGAAATGGTTTTTAGACAAACATCAGGAAGCACAGTTACTGATACAACAATGACTAAAATTTCAAGATCAGAATATCAGAATATTCCAAATAAAGGATCAACAGGAACTCCTACACAATATTATGTAAGAAGAAATTTAGCCAATGTTGAAATTAATCTTTACTTAACACCTCTAACCACAGACACACAAATTAATTATTGGTACGTTGGAAGAATACAAGATGTAGGAGCATATACAAACACTGCTGATGCACCTTTTCGTTTCTTACCTTGTATGGTAAGTGGACTTGCATATTATTTATCTCAAGAAGTAAATCCTGCTTTATCAGGTGAACTTGAAAGAAGATATGAATCAGAGTTAGCCAGGGCAATTACTGAAGACAGTCAATCGACTTCAGTGAATATTGTTCCTAAAAACTTTTATCCAGGAGTTTAAATGTCTTTTGCAGTAGGAAAATTTTCACAAGCGATTTGTGACAGGTGTGGTTTTGCTTATCCCTACCTAACATTACAAAAAGAATGGAATGGATTAGAAGTCTGTCAAGAATGTTATGAACCAAAACATCCACAATTAGAACCACCTTATTCAAGTGCAGATGCTGAAGCAATTGAAAATCCAAGACCAAAAAAACCACAAGCTGTTGTAGTTGTAGCGGGAAATCCAAATGATACTTTTTTTAATAGTAATGGGATGCAACCATCAACAATAAGTAGACCATTATTATCTTTAACAAGAACGGGTACTCTAAACATAATTACTGACGATACTGATGTCATAGCTACAGTAACAGGACTTCTATCAAGTTCTGGAATTGGTCAAGCTACCGGTGTAGGAGATACTATTTATACAGTCACTGTGGGATCAAAAAGTGGTGGAGGAAATGCTTTTTATATTGATGGAGTTGAAAGACCTACTCTTTCTTTAACAGAAGGAGATACTTACGTATTTAACTTAGATAGCGGAACAGTTCCTAGTCATCCATTTTATTTAAGCACAACAGATGATGGAAATCACAACGGTGGTTCACCTTATTCTACAGGAGTAATATATAGAATAAATGGTTCTGATGTATCCGAATCTGATTACACAAGTGATTATGCTTCAGCTTCTTCTAGAGAACTACAAATTACAGTAGCAATTGGAGCACCAACATTGTATTATTATTGCAGTGTTCACTCTGGTATGGGGAACTCAATAAGCACATGAACTATAGCGAATTATTAACAAACATAAGAGATTATACAGAAGTAACTTCTGATGTTCTTACTAATACAATAATTAACGTTTTTATTACAACTACTGAAAATAAAATAGATAGAACTATTGATGGTGATTATCAAAGAAGATTTGCAACCACTACTTGCACAGCAAATAATGCTTTTTTAGATGTTTCTGGGCCAGAGGGTGGGTTTAGATTTGCGAGAGCTTTACAACTTGTTGATTCGAGTAACAATAGGGTTTGGATTGAACAAGTAGACGCTACTTTTATTGATGAGTATTCTGTTCAAAGATCTACAACCAGTGATACAGGTCAACCTAAATATTGGGCAAATTGGGATGCCACAAATTTAATTCTAGCTCCTACCCCTAATCAAGTTTACACAATTGAAATGTGGTATAATGAAAGCCCTGAACGTATTGGTAATGGAACTGGAAATACATCATCAACCACATTTATTTCAAATAATGCACCAGAAGTTTTATTATTTGGATGTCTTGCTGAAGCTTTTTCCTTCTTGAAAAATACACAAGATATGCAATTATATGATCAAAAATATCAATCAGCTTTAAAAGTTTTTGCTGACGAGCAGATGGGTAGAAAACGTAGGGATGAGTATGTTGACGGAGTCTTAAGGATACCTTTAAGATCTGTTGATCCGAATCCCCAAGCCTAAGGAGGGCAATTAAAATGGCAATAAACCAAGCAGTTTGTGCAACATTTAAACAGGAGTTGTTAAACGGCGATCATGATATAACTAACGATACAGTTAATCTCGCTCTTTTTACAGATTCTGCCACATTGAACGCAAACACAACAGCCTATGCTGCAACCAACGAAGTTGGTGCATCAGGCACATACGCAGCAGGCGGTGCAACATTACAGAGTGCTACTGTCGGCTTAACCAAAACTAGTGATACCGCATCTACAGCTTTTGTAGATTTTGCTGATCTATCATTTACAAGTGCAACAATCTCAGCTCAAGCAGCTTTGATTTATAATAGATCATCAACAGCTACAAATGCAGCAATTGCAGTATTAGATTTTGGCGGTGTAAAAACATCAACAAACGGAACATTTACAATTCAGTTTCCAACCAACGACGCATCAAGTGCTATTCTAAGGATTTCCTAATCCATATAGGGAGTCCTTACCATGGCAGACGCTTGGGGTGAAAATAATTGGGGCGAAGGCTTTTGGGGCCAACAAAGCTCCATAACAGTTTCTGTCACTGGTGTAGCAAGTTCATTTACATTAGAAGATGTAGGTAGAACTGGTACTGCACTTATTAACCCCACAGGTGTGGAAGCATCCACAATAACTGGCACTGCAATCGGTGAAGCAGAGGGTATCTACGCTCTAACAGGCGAACAATCCACAACAACATTAGGCACCATCAGTATTTCTGAAGGCCATGGAGTACAACCCACAGGGGTTGAAATGGTTTTTGCTGATGGAACAGAAACTATTATCACAACAGTCGATGCAGGTTGGGGTAGAAATGACTGGGGATCATTCGCTTGGAATGAAAACATAACGCAAAATGTTTCTGTTACAGGTCAAGAAATATCCTTTGATCAGTCCAGTGTAAGTATTTTTGTAGGTACAGGTAATGAAGCAATTGGAACTACTAATTTATTATCCACAGATTTAGGTAGTTTTAGTTTTGTTACAGATCAAATACTTTCTGTAACAGGATTAAATATTACATCAACAGCAGCTCTAGCTACAATTATAGCTGATGGAAGCGTTACTACATCCGCTCCTCCAGATCTTATGGATACCGCTCTTGGTTCGGTAGAAATTGACATCTTTACTCAGGTAGATGCAACATCTTTAGTATCAACATTTGAAACAGGGACTTTAGTAGCTCCTGCAGCAGCTCTTCCAACAGGGCAACAAATATCTACTAATATTGGAGATGTTGTTATTCCAATTACTGTGGCTGGTCTTTCAATGGCATTTACAGATGGAACTGCTACTCCAACTGCAGGAGCAACAGTGTTGCCAACAGGGGTTGAAATGTTAGCTAGTGTTGGTAATATAAGATCAACGCCATGGGCAAATGTTGTAACAGGTGCGAGTAACACATGGACTTCAGTGGCGGCATAGGTTTATGAAATTGAATTTTTTTAAATATAGGTATATAAATTAATCATGGCATCCACATACTCAGATAGATTAAAATTAGAATTAATGGCAACAGGTGCAAATGCCAATGTTTGGGGAACTAACACAAATAATAACTTAAATGTAGTTGACAGCTTTGGAGCAGGATATTTATCAAAAAGTGTAGCAGGTAGTGCGGATGTTACTTTAACAACAGCCGACGCTGATCCAAGTGCGGAGGCATCAAACAAAATTATTGAATTCACAGGAACATTAACTGGAGACATCAAAGTTTTTGTTCCCGCAGTGGAAAATAATTATATTTTTTTTAACAACACAGCAGGCTCTTTTACATTAACTGTAGCTCCAACCGGGCATACGTCTAACGGTGTAGCTATTGTACAAGGTGCTCACACAATGCAGTATTGCACAGGAGATACTGTAGTAGATCTTTTTGCAAATTCATTAGGAAAAGTAAGTGTAAAAAATTTAGTTAACGTTGCTAACACTGTAAAAATTCAAGCTAATGGTGAATTAACAGCAACAAGCTTTACAGGCAATGGTGCAGGTTTAGACGGAGTATCGACTCTTGACCAAGGAACACAAATGGTTTTTTTAGAATCAAGTGCTCCGACAGGTTGGACACAAAACACTGATGCTTCTTTAGCTAATTCTACTTTAAGAGTAGTCACAGGATCAGCAGGCACAGGAGGATCTACCGAATTTGCTTCTTGTTTTGATTCCGCTAAGACAACTACGGCAGGTGACATCACATTAGATACTGCAGCAACCACTGTTGTTACTGACACTATTGTTGTTGGAAACACTACCTTAGGAACTCCAACAATAGCATCACATAATCATACTGTTAGTACCTCTGCCACAATATCTCCTTATGGTGGTCCTGGTGGCGGCGGTTGTGTTACACTAGGTACTACCGGAAGTGGTGGTGGCGGTGGAAGTCATAATCACCCTGCTGCTTTCTCTGCTTCTATTAGTGGAAGTGTGAACACTCCTACTAGTTATGCAGTACCCAACATGGATATAAAACATGCAAACACTATAGTTTGCAGTAAGGATTAAAATGGCAAGCACTTATTCAGATAGACTCAAACTTGAATTGATGGCTACAGGAGCCAACACAAACACTTGGGGAAATAATACTAATACAAATTTACAAACAGTTGATTCTTTCAATGCTGGGTATCTAGCAAAAAGCGTAGCTGGATCTGCAAATGTAACTCTTACAAGTAACAATGCTGATCCTAACGCAGAAGCTTCGAATAAAGTTATTGAATTTACAGGAGCATTGACAGGAGATATTACTGTTTTTATTCCTGCTGTAGAAAACAATTACATATTTTTTAATAATACTTCAGGTTCTTTTACTTTAACCGTTGCACCTACGGGACATGGTTCTAATGGATCTTTAATATCTCAAGGTTCTCATACAGTCCAATATTGTACTGGAGATACAGTGGTGGATTTGTTTGCAAATTCTTTAGGCACTGTTCGTGTAATTAATCAATTAAGAATAGGAGATGATATTCAATTAAATTCAAATGGTGTTGTTGCAGCTACAACATACAAAGGTAATGGTGCAGGAATTTCGGGTGTTGATGAATTCCCTGCTGGAACAAAAGCCCTGTTTGTTCAAACAGATGCTCCTACAGGTTTTACAAAAGACACAACTGCATCTTTAAATAATTCAACTCTAAGAGTTGTCAACGGTTCTGGTGGAGGCACTGGCGGAGCACAAGATTTTACGACAACCTTTGCTGCTAAAGATGCTACAGGAACTCTTGCTGTCGATATGTCTCCGTTGCCTCAATCTCCCGTGAGTGGAACTTCTGGCGGAACAACTATTTCTACACCTACTCTTGGTGGTCACACTCACCAATATTATCATTCTAGATTTGCGGGATCCACAGGAGGTAATAGAAACTATGGACAATCGTTTGTCACTGAACCAGGAAGTCGTAACGTAAACAATACAGGTGGCGGTGGATCTCACTCACACCCAATTTCAGGAGGAGCAACATACTCTGGTTCAATACCTATATCTGTATCTCAAAGTGTTCCAAATATAGAATTGAAATATGTAGACAATATTATAGCATCAAAGGATTAAAAAATGACAAGCACTTATTCAGATAGATATAAATTAGAACTTCAAGAAACAGGAGCCAATGCAAATACATGGGGGAATAACACCAACACAAATTTAGAAACAATTGATGCTTTCACTGCTGGTTATTTATCTAAAGATGTCGCTGGTTCTGCTAATGTAACTTTGTCCACAAATAATGCTGATCCAAATGCTGAAGCATCTAACAAAGTCATAGAGTTTACAGGCGCTCTAACAGGAGATATTACTGTTTTTGTTCCTGCCGTAGAGTCCAACTACATATTCTTTAATAATACATCAGGATCACAATCTTTGACTGTAGCGCCTACGGGCCACGGATCAAATGGAGTAACTGTTGTACA